CTCGTCCGATCACTTAATGCGGTCGGAGCTAGGGTTTTTCTAGCAGACATGCGATACTTCCCAGTTGGTCATCGTGGTGTCTATCATACTGTGGGTAACAATTTTTTCCTGAACGTTGTACATATGCATCGCCCTGGTACTATGATGGCAGTGATGCGACATGAAGGATGGCACGCTGCTCAAGACTGTATGGCGGGGACCATTGAGAACAACTTCATTGCTATTATTCACAATCAAGAAGATGTTCCCAAGATGTATCAAGCGATTGCGAAGGATACTTATAAGTCTCAACCAAAGGCAATCCCCTGGGAAAAAGAAGCATACTGGGCAGGTCACACTGAAGGTATGACACAGGCAGCATTAGAATCTTGTGCAGCAGGAACTATGTGGACTGACTATGAACCTACACCAATGACCCGCGAATGGTTGGTTGAGAAAGGTTATATCGCTAAATAGAGTTGCCTTTGCTCGTGACTCATGCCTGAAGAAGTAAAGAAGGAAGAAGAAAAGAAGAAAGGTCCTCTTGGCAGACTTAAAGATAAAGTTGAGGACGCTGATGAACAACTAGCAGTCCTTAGCACATTGGTAAGACTAGGTATTCTAGTTTGGTCTGGTGGTATTCTTACTCTTAACTATGTGACCATTCCTGGTTTGCCACAGCAGAAGATCGATCCGACATTCATAGCCAGCGTCTTCACTGGAGTTTTAGCTACGTTCGGGGTTCAGACGGCGAAGAAGTCTGGTGATGGTACGATGAAGATGAATGGTGCTAACGGTGGTGCTGCTGCTGGTGGTGCTGGTGCAATCACTAAGGCAGACCTTGAAAAACTTATTGCTGCTGCTTCACAGACTGCACCTTCTCAGACAATCAGAGTCGAGCAAGGACCATTAACATCCCACGCGGCACACCGTATTCTTCTTATAAGATAGAAGCAGGTAAGGACGGATATACAATTGAATATAAAGCAAACGATCCTAAGGTATTGGAATCTCAACAGTCCCTTGATTTGGATAAGAACAAGAAAGGACTCTTTGGTGGAGGAACTGAAAAGCGAACTGAATATCGCTATGATCAGTACACTATGGAAGGTGTGAGAAATATGGGAGGTTCTGCTTTACCAGGGGGAAAGTCTGCAAAAGACGTAGAGTGTTTAGTGGCGGACGCTGGAGCACGGTCACAAGGTGCGATGGCAGGTCAAGCAATTAGCACTGGTCTCTTGGCACCTGCTGTTATGAATATTCCCTATATCGGATGGTTAGCAGCAGGATGGGTCAATTTGTTAGGACAGTCTGCTGGAGAATCTGTTGGTTCTCAAGTTGGTTCCGTATTTAATGATTGCTAATATATGAATTTATTTTTACGCCCGTTGGAAGACGTAAATGATGTCACCTGGAGTATTATCTGGTGTCTCATTATTCTTCTAGCGGGCGTTTTGTATGTTGTCGTCTATATACTAGGAATTGACGAGAGAGAATCCCATGGGAGCGATGACACCCCCGAGTCGGAAGAGTTGTTACAACTTCCGAGTGATAGAAATAAATAGAGTCGTCGATGGGGATACGATCGATGTCACAATTGATCTCGGTTTTGACCTTTATAAAAAAGAAAGAGTTAGAGTTGCTGGTGTGGACACACCGGAGAAGAGAACTAGAGACCTTGAAGAAAAGGAGCTAGGAATTCATGCGACGAATTGGCTCAAAGAGAAGTTGGATGGTGCCATTAGTGGGGATGATGATCTTATTATCCGCACTGAGTTGGTTGGTGGTATGGGCAAGTATGGTAGACTCCTCGGTTGGCTTTACATCGGAGATGCAGAAGTATCTCTGAATGAGCAAATGATTGATGAGGGATATGCTTGGGCGTATGACGGTGGCACCAAGCAAAAGAACTTTGAAGAACTTAGAGAAATTCGTCGTGCCCTTGGTACGTTAGTGGAATGACAAAAGAAATTATTATTAATGCCCCAGAGGGTACAAATATTGATGGTTTGCAGATTGAACAGACTATTTCACAACCAGCAGACTTAGAAATTGGACCTGTGAAAGTAGGTGATTCTGATGTTCTTACTGCAAGCAATGTTGCATTTGTAATTATTATCCTTGGAGCACTTGTTGTTTTTAAGAAATTGATTAAGTGAGATGCCAATCCCTGATATTCGACTTAATAATTTAAGAATACGTGATGTTGTAATCTATGATGTTCCAGCGTGGATGTCATCAGACCCACCTCAGGCACTTCCTGCTTTACCTCCAGTCACTATGGAAGTGGGAACTCCTATTGTCAATATTCCCGGATGCGTTGAGGCACATAAAGATAATCAGGAGAATGTCAACCTAAAGAATGAAGATGATAAGGGAACGATGACCCTGTGTGATGCAGGCACACCTTATTTTACTGCTCTTGATTATGATACGAATAAAATAAAACTAGAACAAGAACCACCAAAACCACCTGCATATAAACCACCACCAAAACCAGAGGCACCATCTGCACCCGCTCCAGAAGCGCCTAAGACAGAGAAGGAGATGGTTGAGTGTCCTACTAGAGCACAGCAATTAAAAGACCCCGTAGGAAAGGTCCTAGAGGGCAATAAGAAGATTGTTGGTTATGAGATGGTGGGTAAAGAATGTCTTCCTGTGATGGAACAACTCTCCATACCCGATCAAATTATTTCAAACATACCTTCAGCAGGTATGGTTACAACTACGGCATCAATCGCCGTGGTGGCAACTTCCTCGGCACTGCTTGCAAAACCTCTTGCTGATCTTTTGTTAAAAGTGGTGAAACCTGTGGTAAAGAAGGTGATGAAGAAGGTTGCGACCTTACGGGGTAAGAAGATCCCGCCGCAGTCGGTATCTGAGAAGATTGCTGAGCAGCGTCAGAGGAACCACGCTGTGAAGGCACTAAGGTCGGTGAGACCGTTGAAGAAATAGGTGGAATAGTATGAGCGTGTGGTTTGATATGAGTTACGTTTTGAACTACAACATCAGCACATATTTTTCTATAAGGACTTCTTGGATGAAAATTTATCCCTGCCTTAATTAATTCGCCACAATTCTTGAGTCTGGCTAATTCAAAATCAAGTCTCTTATTAGCAACCATCTGCTGTTGTAATGAGATTTGAGTTTCTGCTGCTTGCTTACAACGTGCTTGTAATCCGCCATCCAAAGGTAGAGATAGTGTTGCAGAAAGACCAATACTGGTGCTGCTGTTTCTTGTC